CACATTCCTTCAGACTTGGCATTCACTGCAGACCAAATTCTGAACTCTGCTTTGTCAACAACAATCGTGTCTGATTCAGGCGTAACGAATGTTAACGACATCAACAGCATTCGGAACCAAGGTCTTGTCCCTGGCGGCTTCTATGTAAACCGTCGCTTTACGGACACGAATGCTTTCTTCATCAAAACTGACTGCCCGAATGGCACGAAGATGTTTGTACGTTCACCGTTGCAAACTAAGATGGAGCCTGACTTCGACACTGGCAACCTGCGCTTTAAAGCTCGTGAGCGTTACAGCTTTGGTTGGTCAGACTGGAGAGGTTTCTTCGGTAACGCTGGTGCATAAGCATTAGTCTACTGACAAACTAAAAAATAGAAGGGCGTGGGAGTTGTATCCTGCGCCCTTTTTTAGTATAATATAGCTAACGTAGTTTTATTATAGGAGCAAACAACATGTCGGCAAATCTCAGAGTAGCGTATGTTACTTGTAACACAACATTGGTTAATACCGCTTTGGATACAGTTAGCGGTGCGCCATTAAAAGGAACACGCATCAGAGGTGTCCATGCACAGGGTGTAGGTCAGTTTACTATTACTGGCACATCTATTGATGCTTTCGGAAACGCCAACGGTGGTATCATTAAGTTTACCAATACAACCAATTCAGATGTAACAGAAGCATACCTCACAGATACAGGTGTCCGTATGGGCGGTACTGTTATTGTCGAGTGTCCTACAACTGCATCAACGGTAACAATTTATTATGGCTGATTATACATATCTTGTAAACGATATTATTCAAGCAACTGAGAATGATGGTTCTGAGTTTGCTGCTTATATTCCTAAAATGGTTAACCGTGTCGAAGACCGACTTACCAAAGCACTTGACGATTATGGTCTTGTGACTGCAACATCTATTGCCTTGACATCAGGAACTAATACATATACCTTACCAACAGGCACTCTTGTAATTAAAAATCTACACATTAAAGACAATGGCAGCAAGATTGGCTTGCTCCAAAGAACAGATGAGTTTATCAACGACTACTGGCCAGTAAGCGCCAGCACAGGAACACCAAAGTACTATGCAAGAAAAACAAACACTCAAGTTGTTTTTGCTCCTACTGCAAGCACTACTTACAGTGGTGAGCTTGTCTATGTCGTTAAACCAACTGCTTTGACAAGTGCCAACCCAACTAACTATTTTAGTGATTATTGTTATGATGCTTTGTTTTATGGCTGCATGATTGAAGCTGCAAACTTTATGAAGAACTATTCTATTACACAATTATACGAACAACAGTATCAAAATGCAGTTGAAGGTCTGCGCAATCAATCAAGAAGAACACGCCGTGACGACATGGAAGTTAATGCTTCTCCTGCTGGCGGTGACAACACAATTAACGGAGGAATGTAAATGGCTGGTGATTTTGAAATGATGGAAAAGTCTGCAAGAAAAATGGCAGCACAAGTAAAAGCAGCTGAAGGAAGAGCCGCTAAAGCTGCTGCTAAAAAGGCTGCTGCGGACCGACTTGCATCTCTTGCTACACAACGGGGTTTAGCAGGTCCAGCTGCTAATGCAATGTTAGGTCGAGTTGTAGGTGCTGCAGGTTTAGCTATTACTGCTGCTGAAATTGCAAGGGCGTTAAGAGAAAAAGGAAAAACAGAAAAAGAAAGAGTTGCTCGTGGCACTCGTATTGCTAAACAAGCTGAAGCAATGGCTGTTAAACCTAAAGCTGGTCAGTCTCCTACAGATGCAATGAGGCAGGCTAATCTACAGGGAAGGGTTTCTACTGGAACTGCTGCTACTGCTCAGAAACCTTCTGTTCAAAAGCCTGCTGTTAGAGAATCAGCTAAGGTGGCTTCAAAACAAGAAACCAAACAAACATTTGGCCAAGCTTTTGCTGCTGCACGTAAAGCTGGTAAAAAAGAATTTATGTACAACAATAAGCCATACCATACTCGCACTAAAGAAGAGGAAGCTGCCAAGACTAAAACAGCTGCTAAGCCAACAATGAAGTCAGGTAAGCCTGGTTTTAATCGGAAGACAGTAAGTAAATCTTATGGCGGTTCTATGGGTAAGAAGACTGTTAAGAAACAAAGCGGTGGCTCAATGGCCTCTAAACCAAAAGGTGTTGGTTGCGCTACACGTGGTTACGGGAAAGCAATGAAGTAATAATGTCTAACGGTAAACAAACATATTCTTTTTATGATGGTCTTGCTAAATTAAAACTTAAAAGCTACAAAGACTCAGTTAAAAAAATGTATAAAGAGCAAGGAAAGGCTGTGAAATTAAATGGCAAAAAGAAATAAAACAATAGGTGGTGGTGAAATTACTGGCACTAGAGGTACAGATGAACAAGGCAATAGAGCTTATGAGCATCAACAAGAACTCGAAAGAGAACATAGAGAGCGTATGAAGTACATTGACGAACAGCTTAATGATAACCGTGGACTTATGGGTAGAAAATAATGCCTTTTGAAGAGTATTCTCCTAAACAAAAGAAGCTTGCAAGAGTTGCAGAACCTCGTGATAAAATTACCAAGGAAGATTTTAATGAGCTTGGTAAGGGCGTATCTTTGGCTAAGGGTGGCAAGATTGTTTATAAAAAGAAGGGCAGTTCTGTTAAGGTAGGAAAACCTGGATATAATCGCAGAAAAAAAAGTTCTGTTAATAAAGCAGGAAACTATACTAAGCCTGAGATGAGGAAAAGGCTTGTTGAGAAATATAGAAGAGGAACTAAAGGAGGCAAGGCAGGACAATGGTCTGCACGTAAAGCTCAAATGGTTGCTAAAGAATACAAAGCAAAAGGTGGAGGCTACACATCGTAGTATGATATATGGTAGCAAAAGTAGGAAAACCTGGATACAATCGAAGAACTGTCAAGAAAAAAAGCGGTTTAAAGAAATCACAAAAATCTTTGGACAAGTGGACAAAGGAAGATTGGGGTACTAAGAGTGGTAAGCCAAGTACACAGGGCAAGCAGGCCACGGGCGAAAGGTACTTACCAAAAGCGGCGAGGGATGCACTCACACCGTCAGAGTATGCGGCAACTTCGAGAGCAAAAAGAAAAGGAGAATCATCGGGAGAACAATATGTTGCGCAGCCTAAAGCTATAGCAAAGAAAACTGCAAAGTACCGTAGCGCTAAAAAAGGTGGCAAGATTGGCAAAAGTAAATATGGTAAAGCACCACATAATAGGATATACTAATGGCAACTAAAGTAGGAAAACCTGGATATAATCGCAGGAAAAAAGATTCAAGATTAGAACGAGCAGGTGTAAGTGGTTACAATAAACCAAGACCTACACCCAACCACCCAAAGAAGTCACACATTGTTGTAGCTAAAGAAGGTGACAAGATTAAAACTATTCGCTTTGGTGAGAAGGGTGCAAGCACCGCAGGCAAACCAAAGGCAGGTGAGTCAGCACGTATGAAGGCAAAACGTAAATCATTTAAAGCTCGCCACAGAAAGAATATTGCTAGAGGCAAAATGTCTGCAGCATATTGGGCAGATAAGGTTAAGTGGTAATGACTATAAGTAGAGCAGCGACCAGCCAGCAAGTAAGCAAACCTGGAATGAAGGGTAGGTGGTCTAATAAAAATAAGTCTACTGGCACGAGTCGTCCAAGTGGCGTAGGTCAGATAGCTAACAAGCAGGCTGGTCGCAACCAATCAGGCCATAACAGATTATATTAAGGAGAACATAAATGGCAACGTCAGGTACATACAGCTTCTCAATGAATATTGACGAAGTAATTGAAGAAGCCATGGAAATGATTGGCGGGGAAGCAACGCTTGGCAATGAGCCAAAGTCTGCTCGTCGTTCTATCAACTTACTTCTACAAGACTGGCAGAACCGTGGCATTCAGCTGTGGACTGTGGGTACAACTACTGTTACTGTAACTACAAGTGTTACATCTTATACACTAGGTGGTGAGAATGTAGATGTACTAGAAGCCGTTATAAATAAAATTGATGGTGGTGGAAGCGGGTCTACAGACTTACAGCTTAATCGAATTAGCATGGAAGAATATCTTAAGATACCTCGAAAAACACAAACAGGCAGACCTTCACAATATGCTGTAAGACGTAATAGAGATAGCATTAATATATTTTTATGGCCTTTACCTGATAACAGTGTAGATAAACTTAAGATAGAAACTTTTACATATATGCAAGATGTAACACGGTCTTCACAAACTGCAGATATATCTCGCAGGTTTTATCCTTGCTTAACTGCAGGTACAGCTTACTTTATGTCAATGAAACGTCCTGGTGTAGATGCTGGGCGTATTGCTATGATTAAACAAGAGTACGAAGAAAGGCTTACAAGGGCGCAAGAAGAAGATAAGGAACGTGCAAGTATGTTTATACGGCCACGTATTAATTATTAATGACAAAGTCATTAGCTATCTGTGATGTTTGTGGTTTTAGATATAAACTCATAGAATTAAAAAAGAATAGCTATGGAATGATGGTATGCCCTACAGATTATGAAGGGAAGTATGATGTGGTTAATCATCCACAAAATAAAATAGCTAGAGTTTTAGATGATGAAAATGTTTATGACCCTAGACCACTTGTAAATTTACCTATAAGTGTTGTTCCTGTATCTGCTTGGCTACCAAAGGATTAAAATGGCAAGAGGAAGATATAATAAAGTTGTTTGTGATACATGTGGTTTTGGTTATTCACGAACAGTAATGAGAAAAAATAGCTATGGTCTTTGGGTCTGCCCTCAAGATTATGAGCGTGGTTATGATTTGGTTAATCATCCACAAAATAAAATTATTTCTACTATAGATAGAAGTATGTTTATAAAAGATGTAAGGCCAGAAAATAATAGTGATAGAAACTTAAACTGGGAAGCAGCTGTCTTTGACAACTGGGAAGATATTAACAAGAACTGGAACATTATATAATGACAGACTTAACAGGCAAAAAGATTGCAAACACCTATAAAGACTTGTTACAAATAAATAGTAGTGCAACGAACGGAGGTGTTGATGTTAATCTTCGTAGGGTACAGGATGGCGCAGGAACTAATACTGCATTAGAACTTTCTCAAAACTCAGTTAAAGTGAATGGCACTATGGGCATAACAGGAAGCATGAGTGTTGCAGGAGGCTTAGCAGCAGGCTCTCTTACTGTTAATGGTTTAAGTGTGAGTGCGATAGATGCAGTACTTATTAGTGCATCTGATATTTATTCTTCTAACATATATTTAAATGGTGATTCAGTTGCTACATCTGCTGTAGTAGCATCACTATCTACTACACTACAAACTAATATAAATCAAGTTTCTGCTGCACTGGTATCTACCTCTGGCGTTTTAACAACTAATATTAACACAGTAAGTGCAGGGTTGTCAACAGCTAATGTTAATATAGCTGCAAATACTTCTGCAATTTCTGTAGCGTATACAAACATTGCTGCAAATACTTCTTCTGTTAATGTAAATCAAAACAATATAGCTGCGAATACTTCTGCCATTATTGTGGCTAATACATCTATAGCTGCCAACACAAGTCTTATTACTGCTTTATCTGCTACACTAGAAAGCAGGATTGCAGCTGTTAGTGCTGAAGTATCTGCAACTAGAGCATTGGTAACTGCAGTAAATGCTTCTGCTATTGCGGCTAATGCCTCTGCTATTTCTGTAGCCTTTACATCTATTGCAGCGAATACAAGTTTAATCACCGCATTATCTGCTACACTAGAAACACGTATTGCTGCAGTTAGTCTTACAATGGCAACAAGCATTAGTAATAGCAACTCAGCAATTACAGCACTATCTGCAACAATGGCAACAAGCATTAGTAATAGCAACTCAGCAATTACAGCACTGTCTGCAACAATGGCTACGTCTATTGCTAATCACTTACCGTTATCAGGTGGTACATTAACAGGTAATTTAATTCTTAATTCAGACCCTACATCTAACTTAATGGCTGCTACTAAAGCTTATGTAGATAACTTAACTGCATCAGGCATTCACTTCCATGAAGCAGTACGTGTAGAAGCTCCAATAGCTTTAACAGTTACATATAACAACGGTACTGCAGGTGTGGGTGCTACACTTACTAATGCAGGAACACAAGCTGCTCTTGTTATTGACGGTATTACCTTAAGTGTAGATGACCGTGTACTTGTATATGAACAAGCAGACGCTACACAGAATGGTGTATATACTGTTACTAATGTAGGTTCTGTATCTACAAACTGGGTAATGACTAGGTCAACAGATACAGATTCATATGGTA